TATTATAATGACAAAGTTATTAATTTCTTCTTTAAAGTAAATGATACGGAATTAAATAAACAATTACGTTGGGTTGCATTTTATCATTTGCAAAGTTTTAATTTTCAACCAAGAGCACGTAGACAAAAATATATGCAGGTACATACAAAAAATAAAAAAAGAAAACAAGGAGGTACAAATGAGTAAATATATAAAAGAAGACGTTGAAACAATGTTGATACATCATAAAGAGAACGAATCAAAATTAACAGAAATTGAAATAAAAGAAGAAGAATACAAAGAAAGGTTAGAATATTCAGGAACTGTTTATGAAGACGATGAAAGAGAAGTAATAGAGAATATGCAAATAGCGGGGCAAGTATTTGATAGTATACATAGCAATACAAATAAAATATCAGACAAGGTGTCAAGTACAGTTCTAAATTATGAAAAAGAATTAAATCATATAAACAAAGAAGATAGAGAGTATCTAAAAAGACAAATTGCAAAATTAAATATAGACAAAGGAAAATTAAATAAAATAGTTGTTAGAGTTAAAAATATGATTGAACCATTAACACAAGAAGAAAAATTTGTAATAGAAACGTATTATATGAGAAAATCAAAATGGGATTATGTAGAAAAAGCATATTTTAAGGAATTTGAAAAATATAAATGTGTAAAACAATTACAGACATATAGAGACAATGCTATGGAAAAGATGTTAAATATAATAAATGCGGGTTTGGACTAAAACTTCGCAAAAATTACGCAAAAACTTCCTTTTAATTTCTTTTTGAAAGTACTATAATTATAATAGAAAAAATGTAAGTAGAGAAAAGAGTAAATGCAAGCCCTTAGTGTTTACTCTTTTTATTATGTTATGAAAGGAAGAATGAAAATGGGAAGTAAAGAATTTTTAGACGAATGCAAAGAAGAAGTAAGAAGTTATACACAAGCACATTTAGATAAAACTGACAATACATCAGTTTCTTTAGATGATGTTTTTGTTGTTTGGTATTGTAAAACATTACAGAATCATAAAGCACTATTAAGTACAAGATTACCAGATGGTATGTATTATGAATGTACATACAACGGAGATAAGAAAGAATTGTACTTTGATGCATATAAGAAATTTGAAAATAAATGCACAAAGATAGATTAAATTAGTTATTACCAGTATGCTAGGTAACTGATAATATAAAAAAGGTAGTTGTATTTAGTTGAGTATAATTGACCTCCTTTCAGTATTAAATTTGCCAAAGAACTTTCCTAGCGAGTTCTATAGAAAAAGAAATATCTTTTGCGGAGCTATGTTCAATGAGCGTGGCTCTATTTTTCTAATATGTAAATAGTATAAAAGGTAAATGAAAAAGCATAAGGTAAAAGGTTTGTCTAGTTGTTTCCTTAAACAAATCCTAGTTTATCTTTTATAGTGTTTATAAGAAAAGAGGTAATAATATGACTCTAGAACAAATAAAACAATTCAAAGAAGAAAACTGCAGTAAATGTAATAAAGATATTGACTGTAAAATAACACAAGACATAAAAGGAAAACTAAAGTGTACAGAGGATTAAAGATATGGAACAATGTTTGATAGATAATAAAGTATGTCCAATACAAGGGAAAAAATGTAAAGAATGTAAATTGGATGATTGTAAAAGGACAATAGAGATGATAGAAACACAAGAAGAAAGAGAAGAAAAATGGAAAAGAAAGTTAATAAATGTACAATTATCGGAACAGTGCCAAGAATGTTCTTTTTTAGAGGTTATAAACTTAGATAAGCAGATAGTAAGATGTCCTTATCTAGTTAAAAATAAATGTTTAATAAAATAGGAGAAAATTATGTTAAATTTATTAATAAATATATTGATATGTTGTGGAATTATATTAGCTTCTTTTATAACTATATGCTTAACAATAATAGCAATATATATAGTAATGTTAGTTATTAAAATAGTTTTAAATGAGCTGAATAAAAAGTAGGTGGAGGTAGATGGCTAATGAACAAAACTTAATGTCAATACAAGAAGTTAACTCGAGAAGAAGTCGAGAGGAACATAGAAAAGATAGTTCAAAAGGTGGAAAAAAATCAGCTGAAATAAAAAGACAAAGAAAAGCAATGAAAGACACCATGAAAATGCTTTTAAACTTAGATTTACCAGAATCAGAAGGTAAAGAAAAATTGAAAGAAATGGGAATAGAAGAAGAGGACTTAAATGTACAGACTGCAATATTAACTAATCAAGTTCAAAGAGCATTGAAAGGCGATTTAGATAGTGCAAAATTTTGTAGAGATACATCAGGAGAATATATAGGCGCTGAGGAAGAAAAAGAAGAAAACGAACATTATAAAGTTTCTATACCAGCTAAAGATATTCCACCAGCATTTATAAATATCTATAGAAGTATATTAAATAGAGAATATACAGAGTATTGGCTTGAAGGCGGAAGAGGAAGTATTAAATCTACTTTTGCAAATGAAACATTAATAGATTTATTAGAAAACAATCCTAAAATGTGTGCAATCATAATTAGAAGATACACAAATACATTAAGAGATTCAGTATATGCACAAACAGAATGGACGATTTCTCAGTTCTCAGAAACGTTTGAAGGATTACAAGATAGTTACGAATTTAAAGTAAGTCCTATGGAAATAACAAAAATTTCTACAGGTCAAAAAATATATTTTAGAGGGACTGATGACCCAGGAAAAATAAAATCAATAAAACCTCCAAAAGATATGTATATAGGAATAATCCTTTATGAAGAATTTGACCAAATACAAGGAATGAATGCAGTAAGGAAAATAAATCAATCTATCGTAAGAGGTGGAGATGATTTTATACAGCTATATGTGTATAATACGCCACCAAGTAAACAACACTTTGTAAACAAAGAGAAAAAGATACTTAAAAAAAATAGATTAGTATATTTAACAGATTATAGGTCTGCTCCAAAAGAATGGTTGGGGCAGGCTTTTATTGATGAAGCAGAATTTATAAAAGAAACTAATCCTAAAGTTTATGAAAATGAATATTTAGGATTAGAAACTGGAGATGGTGGAAATGTATTTGAAAACTTAGAGATCAGAGAAATAACAGATGAAGAAATTAAGAAATTTGATTGGATATATAAAGGAGTTGACTGGGGGTGGTATCCTGACCCATTTGCATATAACAATATGTACTATAACAGCCAACAAAGAACATTGTACATTTTTGATGAATTGGATTGCAATAAAAAATCAAATGCTGAAACATGGCAAATGTTAAAAGACAAAGGGGTAACAGAAGAAGATTTAATAACAGCTGATTCATCAGAAAATAAGTCTATAGGAGATTATAGAGATTATGGCTCTAACATAAGAGGAGCGATTAAAGGACCAGGAAGTGTAGAATATAGCATGAAATGGTTATCAAGTTTAAGTAAAATAGTAATAGACAGGCAAAGATGTCCTAATACGGCAAGAGAGTTTGAAGAATATGAATTTGAAAAGGACAAAGATGGAAATGTAATAACAGGATATCCAGACAAAAATAATCATCATATAGACGCAGTAAGATATGCATTAGAAAGAGTATGGAACAGGAGAGGAGAATAATGTTTCAGATAATATTAAATTTTATAAAAGGAGTAATAGGAAAGATGTTTAGTAAAGGTACTATACAAGATGCTCTAAATATAGAAATAGCAATATCAAGCGATATGGCAAAAGCAATTACGTTGTTTGAGAAAATATATGTTAATGAAGCACCTTGGTTAAAAGAAGATGAAGTAGAGAGCTTAGAATTAGGTTCATCAATTGCAAATGAGTTTACAAGACTAACAACTTTAGAAATGAAATCGGACATAACAGGAAGCACAAGAGCTGATTTTTTAAATAAGCAATATCAAAAAGTAAAAGACAAACTAAATGAAAATCTTGAAATAGGAAATGCAGTTGGTGGATTAGTATTTAAACCATATGTAAAAGATGGACAGATATATGTCGATTTAGTAAAAGGTAGTTGCTTTTACCCTACAGAGTTTAACAGCTCGGGAGATATTATAGCAGGAATATTTACAAGTCAAATAACAAAAGGTAATGACATTTACACAAGACTAGAATATCATAAGTTCTATGAAAATCCTCTAGAAAACGATATAAATTACATAATAAAAAATGTTGCATATAAGAGTAATAACAACTCTATATTAGGAACAAAAGTAGATTTAATTCAAATATCCGAATGGGCAAACATACAAGAAGAAACAGCTATACAATACGTTGAAAAACCATTGTTTAGCTATTATAAGCCACCAGTTGCGAACAATATAGAACCAGAAAGTCCAGTTGGAGTGTCTGTATATGCAAGAGCAATAAATTTGATTAAAGAAGCAGATAGACAATGGGGAAGAATAGTTTGGGAATATGAAGCGTCAGAAAAAGCTGTATATGTTGATGAATTGGCAACAAAACCAAGTCAAAGTAAAGATAAAAAACAATCATTTACAGTAAACAAGTTAAAAGGAAGATTATATAAAACATTAAACACAGGAGCTGAAAAATCAGATTTCTTTAAAGACTATTCTCCTGAAATAAGAGATGAAGCTTTATGGAGAGGGCTAAACAAGACATTACAAAGAATAGAGTTTAATGTTGGATTAGCTTATGGTACTTTATCAGAACCTAATACAGTAGATAAAACAGCGACAGAGATAAAATCAAGCAAACAAAGAAGTTATGCAACAGTGTCTAAAATGCAAGAAAATCTGCAAAAAGCATTGGAAAACTTAATATATGCAATGGATGCATTAACAACATTATACAATTTAGCACCTCAAGGAAATTATGAGGTGTCTTTTAATTGGGATGATAGTCTAATAGTTGATACTGAACGAGAACAAATGTTACAAATGCAAGAAGTAAATGTAGGACTAAGAAGTAAGATAAAATACATAATGTTTAGATATGGACTAACGGAAGAGCAGGCAAAACAGGAACTTGAATTGATTAATCAAGAAAAACAGACAAATGCTGAAATATTTGGCTTTCCAAAAGAGGAGTGATGTAAATGCTAACTCCTGAACAATGGAATCAAATAGGAAAACAAGCAGAACAAATCTACAGTCAATTAGAATTAGAAATAATACAAGAAATAGCAGAAAGAATAGCTAATGTCGGTTATGCAAACACAGTTGTCTTAAACGACATCCTTATAGCTCAAAAAATGGGATTGATGTATCAAGATATCATAGAGATAGTTGCTAAATACAATAATACCTCAGCAAGTCAAATTAAAAATATATTTGAAACTGCTGGGGTTAAATCTTTAGAATATGACGACAAGATTTATAGACTGGCAGGATTAACTCCAACATCTTTAGAACAGAGTGCAAGTATGTGGAGATTATTAGAAGCTACAGCATTAAAAACAAATAATAATTTAAGTAATCTAGTAATGACAACTGCAAGCTCTTCCCAAACACAATTTTATAATGCAATGAATAAAGCATATATGGAAGTAAGTGCAGGAGTAAAAAGTTATTCTCAATCCATTATAGATACAATTAAAGAAATAAGCAATCAAGGAGCTTATATAACATATCCAAGTGGAAGAAAAATGAGTATTGAGAGTGCAGTGAGAATGAATATTGTAACATCAGTAAATCAAACTTGTGGAAAATTACAATTAATGAGAGCAGATGAAATGAATTGGGATTTAATGGAATTGACAGCACACGCAGGAGCAAGACCAGAACATGCAGAATGGCAAGGCAAAATAGTATCAAGAAGTGGTCAAAAAGGATACTTAAGCTTAGAGGACATAGGATATGGAGAAGTAACAGGTTTTAAAGGTGTAAATTGTGGACATGACTGGAATCCGTATTATAAAGGCTCAACAAGAACATATACAGACAAAGAGCTTAAAAAATTAAATAACCAAACGGTCAATTATAATGGTCAAAAAATGTTATTGTATGATGCTAAGCAATTGCAAAGAAAAATGGAAAGACAAATAAGGCAAGATAAAAAAGACATTGCCGGACTGCAAGGAGCATTAACAAGCAATAATAAAGACTTAAATATAGAACAAGTGCAAAAGGAATTGCAAGATGCACAAGCAAAAATAAAGGTACATAACAGTGCGTTCAACAATTTCTTAGATGAAACAGAATTTAGAAAAGATTATTCAAGATTACAAATTTAGTTAATTAAGACACTTTTATAGGTGCCTTTTTTATATACAAAATTCGTCTACTTGTAGGACGTGAATAAGTACAAGCCTACACGTGAAGAGAAACACGTACAAAATCGTAGTAGGAGAAAGGAAACAGTATGAAGAGGAAATTTTTAGAAGATTTAGGACTTGAAGATGAAGTTGTAAACAAAATTATGGCTGAAAATGGAAAGGATTTAACAGAACTAAAAGCAAAAGTTGATGACTTAAATGAACAAATAAACGTTAAAGAAACAACGATTAAGCAAAAAAATGACAAAATAACAGAACTTGAAAAAGTTGACATTGAAGCCATAAAAAAAGAACAATTTAGCCTAGGCAAAGCGGAAGGTTCTAAAGAAATTGAAGATTTTAAAAGACAAAACGCTATAGACAAAGTCTATAACGAAGAGTTTGAAGTTGATGGAAAGAAATACAAAGTTAAGGATAAGAAAGGATTGCAAGGTTATTTAGATAATGAAAAAATTAAATATGAAAATAACCAAGTAAGCGGATTAGTTGAACAATTTTCAGAGATTGTTAAAACTAGTCCTTATTTATTTGAAACTGATACTAAAAATCCACAATTTGCAGATTCAACACCAGGAACTAATTCGAATAAAGACAATGAAAATGCATTAAGACAAGCGATGGGATTAGAACCTAAAAAAGATTAAAAAGAAAGGAAAATTAAAATATGGGAAACAATATTCAATTATCAAAAAATTACGTACCTTTACTAGACGAGGTTTATAAAAAAGCTAGTACAACAGAAGGATTTAATGCAGATGCATCTACAGTTAGAATGGGAGCAAATGCAAATGAAATTTTAGTAGCAAAATTAAGTATGGATGCATTAAAAGATTATTCAAGAAATAGCGGATATACAAAAGGAAACGTTGACTTAAAATGGGAAACATTAAAATTTAACTATGATAGAGGTGTTAAATTTGTTGTTGATGAAATGGACAATGAAGAGACAATTGAATTATCATTTGGAAAATTAGGCTCTGAATTTGAAAGAACAAAAGTAGCGCCAGAAGGAGACGCTTTCTTCTATGCAACTTTAGCAGGAACAGAAGGAATTTCAAAGGTTGAAGCTGGTCAAACATATGTAACAGGAGAAGAAGTTTTAGATGCTTTAAGAGCAGCACAAAACAAGATGGATGAAGACGAAGTACCAGCAGAAAATAGACATTTGAGAATTACACCAACATTATTAAGATTGGCTCAAAGTGTAAAAACATATGAGAATAAAGGAGTTTTAGATGAATTTGCATCTATTAAAAAGGTCCCACAATCAAGATTCTACACAGCAATTGATTTATTAGATGGAACATCTGAAAACGAATTAACTGGTGGTTACAAAAAAGCAACTACTGGAAAAGACATAAACTTTATGATTATAGAAAAATCTGCAGTAATTAAATACGACAAACATAAAGCTAACAACATAATTAGACCTGAGGACAATCAAGAATCTGACGGGTATATGCAAAAATATAGAAAATACGGAATTGTTGATACATATGAAAATAAAGTATCAGGAATTTATTTAAGCCACAAAGCTTAATTGAAAGGAGAGAGTATATATGGCAACAACAATAGGAATGGGAGCAAAGAAAAAAACTAAAAAAGAAGAAAGCAAAAAAGTCATAGAATTAAACGCTAAAATAGCAAAATTAGAAAAAGAAAATGCTGATTTAATTAAAAAGGTAGAAGAAATACAAAAAGAAAACGAAGAATTAAACGCTAAAATAGCAGAGCCAGAAAAACCTGCTAATTCTTAAGGAGGCAAGGTATGCTTAAATACATAACTGATGAAGAATATGTAGAGTTGTTAGGTAGTGAAAGCATACCTGACAACTTTGAGAATTTAGTAATAAAAGCAAGTAATTATATTAATTACAACACTCATGGGAGAATCGATAAAAACAATATTCCAGAGCAAGTAAAATATGTTACTTGCTTAATTATTGATTTAATAAATGAAGAAGAAACAAAAATAAGTGAAATTGGAAGCTTGAAATCACAAAATATAGAAGGCTGGTCAGAAAGTTATGCTACTCCAGAAGAAATAAAAGCAGATTACAACAATAAAAAACAATCTGTATTAAAAGAGTATTTATGGGATGAAATCGGAACAGATGGATTACCTCTATTGTATAGTGGGGTGTGCTAAATGAATAAGAAGTTTTTTAAGGATAAAATAACAATCTATCATTTTAATAATGATGAAACTGTTACGAGATTGCCTTTTGAGGCGGTTTATTTTAGACACAATAAAAAGACTAACCTGATAGATAAACGGACTTGAAAAAGGAAGCACAGGTTCAATAACAATACCTACAGATAAACAATTAATTATTTCTACTAATGATTACGTAGTTGAAGGAATCATAAAAGGTGAATTTGACGAAAAAACATTAATGAAGAAATATCAATTATTCAAAGTAGTGTCAGTTGATGATAACAGAAAAGGTGGACTACAGCATTACAAAATAGGAGTATCTGAATAATGCAAATGAATGTCAAAGTAAAAATGAATAGCAATAGCAAGATAATAAAAGACCACCGGCTTAGATGAAAATGGAAGGGTAACAGAATGCCTAAGAGACACTGTTTATCGTTTATATGAGCCTTATGTTCCAAGAAAAGGTGGAGACTTATATAGAAAAGTAACATTCCCTAACAAACATTCTATAAGACATGCTGGACCTTATGCTCATTACCATTATAAGGGTAAAAAAGCAATAGGAGCTTCAAGGCCAAAAGGAGTAAAAAGAACAATATCTAATGAAGATATGAAATATCAGGGAGCACCTAAAAGAGGACCCGAATGGGAAAAAAGAATGATGAATGATAGAAGAAAAGATGTTGTAAAAGATGTTGAAAACTTTATAAAAAATGGAGGCAAGTAATGGAAAAATCAAAAATGGAATTAATAAAAGAATATATAGAAAGTTGCCCTCTACTAGAAGGGGATAAAATAAATGTTGATTATTTAGATGATGAAGTCTATTCATATTCAATCGATAGAACACCAAGTAATCCAGTATTAAAGAAATTTAATGATGGAACTGGTGGAAAATATCAAATCACTTTTGATTTTACAGTTACTGCACCAATAAGTAGTAGAGTTGTAACAAATCTTGCTAATTCTAAATTTGGAGAAGATTTTATGGAGTGGATAAAAACGCAACAAATGCGAAGAAATTTACCTAAAATAAATGGTGCTCATTCAATAGAATGTACAAGTCCAAGTTACATTTTACAGAAAATAGAAACAACAGCAATTTATATTATTCAAATGAATTTCACATATTACGAACTATCTTAACGGATAGTTCTATTTTTTTATAAGGAGGAAATGAAAATGGCAGAAGCATTAAAAATCTATAATAGAGCTGACATTGTTAATTTTATGAAAGTTGACGATGGATATAAAAGAATGCAAGGGTTTACAGAAGGAGGTAAATCGCTAAATTCTACAACTTATGATAGAAGATATATAGATGAAAAGACAGAAAGAAGTACAGTAACAGGATATTCAACAGAAATAGCTTATAGCTTTGATAGGATTGTAGGAAATGCAATCCATGAAAAAATAGCAAAAATTCATGATGATGAATTAGTTGGAGAAAGTGTTGAAATACTAACAGTTAATATAACAACAAAAGAGGCTAGATTAAGAAATTATAGTGTTATACCTGATACTGATGGAGACTCAACAGACGCTTATACATATTCTGGAACATTCCATGCAGATGGAGATATAACAGTAGGTACAGCAGTAGTTACACCAGATGGTATGACAGCAACATTTACAGCTAAGGAGCTAATGAATGATAAAAAGTAGGGCAAGGAAAATCCTTGCCTTAACTATTGGGAGGAAACTATGAAAATAAAAAATATAGAAGTTAATTTCGATTTCTTAGATGCAGACGATGTAGAAAGATTTGAAAAAGAAGCAAAAAAAGTAGTAGAAGAATGTCGAAATAAAGATAAAATAGAAATGAGTTATGCAGAAGTAATAAGAGAAGAATGCAATATCATAGAAAACTTTTTTGATAATGTCTTTGGAGAAGGAATTTCTAATAAGATGTTCAACGGAAAGAAAAATTTAAAAGAACATATAAATGCATTTGAAGATATCGTAAATCAAAAAAATGAGCAACAACAAGATTTGCAAAGAACAATAGATAGATATCAACCAAATAGAGAACAAAGAAGACACAATCAATTTAAAGGTAAAAGAAGATAATGAATATAAATATTTTATTAGATAAATTACCCCAATATACCTCAGAAGGGTTAAAGATAAGAACAAATTTTAAAGAAAGCATTAAATTTGAATTATTAATGCAAGACAATAAAATCAGTGAAGTCGACAAATTAGCAATTGCTTTGAATTTATATTATTATGAAGTACCAAAAAATATAGAAAAAGCAGTAGAAGATCTGTTATGGTTTTACCGATGCGGTAAAGAAATTAAGACTAGTCAAAACAAAGAGAAAAATAAGCAAAAGCAAATTTATAGCTATGAATTTGATGCAGAATATATATATAGTTCATTTATGGAACAATATAAGATAGATTTAAATACATCACATATGCATTGGTGGAAGTTTAAAGCGTTATTTGAAGGGTTAAATGAAAATACGCAAATAGTAAAAATAATGGGATATAGAGCAATAGATTTGGGAAAAATAAAGGACAAAGAAGAAAAAGCAAGATATAAAAAATTAAAAAAGCTATATGCATTACCTGACATGAGAACAATAGAGCAAAAAGAAGCGGATTTTGGAAGAGCTTTTTGGTAATTCGACAAAATTCGACAACATTTTTCTTTTTCTTGTATTATAATATAATCATATTATAGTATAAAAGGAGGATATATTATGGCAAATTATACTACAATAACAAGTGATAAAAACAAAAAAACTGCAATGGGATTATGTTGTCTTGGGTTCATATGTATAGGAGGAATACATGATTTTTATTTAGGAAATTATGGGAAAGGTATCATAAAGCTAGTAACAGTAAATTGGTTTATGGTAGGAACATTATTAGATTTAATAAAAATAGCTTCTGGTGGGTATAAAGACAATTCAGGAGCACCATTAAGAAAATAGGAGGGCATAATGAAAAAATGGTTTTTATGTCCTTATTGCAAAAAGAAATTAATAAAATATAAAGAAGACGCTGAATCAAAAGGCGTCTTTTTATTATGCAAAAATTGTAAAAAAGAAATAGAAATAAAAATTAACAATAAGGAATAAAGTCTTTAAATTGAGCCAATGAGCCTGACTAGAAAGGAGATAGTCATGGCAGATGGTTCGGTTACAATTGATACTAAACTTAATAACGATGGATTTAAAAGTGGTTTAGGAAAGCTAGGAAGCATAGCCAAAACAGGATTAAAAACTGTAGCAGTAGCGACTGGTGTTGTTGCCTCAGCATTTGCAGGTATTGTAACAGCTAGTGTTAATGCGAGAGGAGAAATAGAGCAAAGTTTAGGTGGAGTAGAGACACTTTTTAAAGATAGTGCTGATAAGGTTATTAAAAATGCAAACAATGCTTTTAAAACAGCAGGAATGTCAGCAAATGAATATATGCAAAATGTAACATCTTTTAGTGCTTCGCTACTTCAAAGTGTTGCAGGAGATACTAACAAAGCAGCAGATATAGCAGATATGGCAATGACTGATATGTCAGATAATGCCAATAAAATGGGAACATCTATGGAAGCCATAACTAATGCTTATCAAGGGTTTGCTAAGCAAAATTATACTATGCTTGACAACTTGAAGCTTGGTTATGGTGGAACAAAAACAGAAATGGAGCGTTTGTTAGCAGATGCTCAAAAGATTACAGGAATTAAATATGATATTAACAACTTAAGTGATGTATATGAAGCTATACATGTCATACAAGGAGAGTTAGGAATAACAGGAACAACAGCAAAAGAAGCTTCTGAAACATTGCAAGGAAGTTTTTCTGCAATGAAAGCATCGTGGAATAACTTTTTAAGCGGTGCAGGAGATTTAAGTCAAGTTGTAGATACGGCAACAGATGTTGTAAAAAACGTGGTAAGAATAGTAAATGAAGCAATTCCTGATATAGTATCAAGTATTTCAAAATCTTTACCAGAATTATTGGAGTTGGGTGGAGAAATATTGCAACAGTTGATACAAGGAATTATTACATACTTACCAGAACTAATGAATAGCGCAGGACAAATATTAAGTAGTTTAGCTCAAGGAATTATTCAAACGTTACCACAGTTATTGCCTGTAGTATTACAAATAATACAAACTTTAATTACAAATTTAACTAATTCTTTGCCACAAATAATACAAGTTGGATTTCAAGTGATTTTGCAATTAGCAACAGGAATAGCTCAAATGCTTCCAACCTTAATTCCAGAAGCGGTAAATTGTATTGTTACATTGGTTGAAGGATTACTAGATAATATAGACCAATTAATAGACGCAGGTATTCAATTGATCATTGGACTTGCAGAAGGATTAATAAACGCCTTGCCAACTTTAATTGAGAAGATACCTGTAATAATAGAAAAACTAATTAATGCAATAGTTAGAAATTTACCCAAAATAGTTGAAGCAGGAATAAAACTTGTTGTCATGCTAGCAAAAGGATTGATACAGGCAATACCTCAATTATTGAGTAAAATACCAGAAATAATAGGAGCAATAGTAAAAGGACTAGGAGAAGGAGTTTCAAAAGTAGCAGAAGTTGGAAAAAATATAATTCAAGGACTTTGGAATGGAATAAGCAATATGCGGAAGTTGGATAGCTAACAAAATTAAAGGATTTGGCGAAGGAGTCTTAAATGGAATTAAGGACTTCTTTGGTATCCATAGTCCGTCAACAGTATTTAGAGATGAAGTAGGAAAATACTTAGCTCTAGGAGTGGGAGAAGGTTTTTCTGACAATATATCAAAGGTATATAAACAAATGAAAACAGCAGTAGACTTTCAAACACAAAAACTAAGTGCAAACTTAAGTACGACAGCTAGTTTCAATAGAGTAATAACAGCGAACATAAATGTAACAGGAGACACTTATATGGACGGCACAAAAGTTGGAAGAATGACAGCTCCTACGGTGTCAAAAACATTAAGGATAGGAGGTGCATTCAAATAGACTTGCGATATAATGGAAAAAGTTATAAAGTATTAGATAGCATAGAAATACAAAAATCTTCAAGAGAACTAAAATATACAGATATAAAAATAGATTTTAAGGGAGGAACAATAGAAGACCTCCCTTTTTATATGCAAGAAATGCAAATATACGATATAAATAATAAACTGTTATTTACAGGATATTTAGAAAGTTATAAGATGCCTGAATTAACAATGTTAAATAGCATAGAAAACGAATTAACATTAACTTTAATGACTCCACGTACAATGGCAATAAAAAAGACTGTAACAATCGTAACAACAGACACAATGTTAAATATTATTAATAGAATCTTTCAACCACTTTACAACGATGGGTTTGTATTAAAAGAAAGTAATTTCGACAACAAAGCTATAACAGTAAAATTAATAGCGAGAACAATAGAAGAATGCATGAAAATTTTGTCTACTAGATATGCACTATATTGGAATATAAACGAATTAAAAGAAATTACAGTAAACAGCATTGAATATCAGTTTAATAAACCTTTTACAAAATCGATAAATATAAACAATTATAAAAAACAAATAAAAGGATTTACAAAGTTGGTTCCAAGTGTAGAAGGAACAGACTATGCTAATATAATAAATGTAAAAAATGCAAGAGTATTTTATAGCTTTATAAATAAAAATATGAACATAACATTAAAAAAAGACGGAAAACTTGAGTTTGAAAATCCTGTCGACATTAGCTATAGTACTGCGAAAAGGTTAAATGCAGGAAGTTTTATAGATGGTGCTGAAATTGCAGTTAGCAATCTACAGATCATATATCATGATAGTAGTGGAAAGTCTAAAGATGCTTATATTATAAGTGGAATTAATACAAGTGGAGACATAAAATCTGGTTTAAATGTAAAAGATCTAGGAACAGATAGCAAAGAAAATAGCTTATTTGTTTTAAATATGGATAGTATGTTTAATTATTTAGCAACAGGATTTACATATAAAGGTGAGGACACCATAACAATAGACCAAATTTATTCTGAGACAGCTTTAAGATATTCAAGCATGAAACTTCTTAATTGGCATGAAATAGAAAAAAACGCAGGCACTATAACGACAACCGGTCAAATAGAAAAAACTCTTGATGCTAAAGAAAAGTGGTTTACTGTACAAGAATTAATAGATTATGTCAGAGGAAACTTTGTTTCTAATGATAAAAATACAAATATTATAAAAATTTATTGTGATAAAGATAACAAAATAGAAATAGGAGATAGGTTAGAAATAGATTTACCAGAACTATATACACAAGGAAATTATATAGCTACAGATATGACAATTTTAAAAGAATGGAATAATCCTTATGAATATATTATAGAACTAAGAAACACAGCATTATCTGAAAATTATGCTAATTTATTTCAAGATTCATTAGATACAGAAGAACAAGCGAATCAAGTAGAGGTTGAATACGTTGTAGAATATGCAGAAGAAGAAACAATAGCAGAGGTACACGACATCGAATACTTACCTTCTCAGGAGGTGCAATCATGAAAATAAAAAACGAAAGCGTAACAATAAAAATAGGAAACAAAGAAAAATCTTTTCACAATCTAATTTTAAATAGCTATATAGACTTATTTGCAGATAGTTTTTTGAAATTTAAAAATAAATTACTTACATATTGCTACGTTAAATTTGATACAATCCAGACTATAAATGAAAATAGTACTACAATGGAATATGACACTATATTAGAAACAAATTTTTACAAAACAAAAGAATCTTTCTCAGAAAGCAATATTATAAATGATTATATATATGATATCCCTGTAATGGAACAAGAGGAAATATCAACTTTTGTCGGAAAGAAAATAACAGGAATAGGATTTGGTGACTATGACAATGACAGTGGACAATATTTATTATATGCATTTTTAGACGTTAGTAAATATCAAATTATAGTACAAGAAGGACAAGAAGTTGTAATATCAAGAAAAGATAAAATAACGAGTGATTTGCAATTTTATTCACCATTTTCAAGTGTGAAATATCCAACACATTTGACATCAAGAGGAATAATAGAAAAAATAGGAATGGAATACAACGAAATCTTTTCACAACTATACTCTGTAGGTTTTGGAACGCTATATAGTAAAATAGATACTGAAGAAATACCTGTCTCGGAATTAGATTTTAAGAAAGAAGGAACAGGAATAGTAACTTTAATAGGAGCGCAAGACTATGCGGTATACCCAAATACTGATTTGTTTCCAAGCCCTGAGTTATATCCAGGGCGAAGTTCGGAAGGATTAAAAAAATTAGAAATACCAGATAGAGGAGAAGGACAATATCCTTCTTTTTTGCTTTTTCCGTCTGCAGAGTTGTACCCAAAGCAATCTTCTCCAAAATATGTAATTTATAAGTTTAAATTGTATCGAAGACGATATGAAGGAGAATTAGAAATAGTCGAGGATACAGGATTGTATTATTATCAATCACAATCAATAGATGGGACAGGAGCAATAAAACTAACTATAAAATATGAAAGGGGTTAAATTATGATAATTTTTGAAAATCTGCCAAGTAAAAAAACACCGATAGATGCAGACAATTTAAATGCAATTCAACACACGAAAAGAGTATTGGTAACAACAAACACAGAAATAAAAGCAAATACAAATTACACAGTTCCTGAAAAGTATTACGTAGGTAAAAATCATCTATGGATATACTTCGAAGGAACTTTGTTAATTAAGAATGAGAATTACATAGAAACAGGAGTAGACGGAGAAGAAAGTACAGCAATTCAATTCCTAGATTGGGATGTACCAATAGGAAGTAAATTAGAATTTTTATATAAGTAAAGGAGTGAAAATATGAGTAAGCCTCTTATTTTAGAATTAAAAGAAAAAATTGATGGGACAGTATTATATTCAACAACATCAACTAAAGTTGTAGAAAAAATTACATTAGAAGATGATGTAAATAATTATGATTATATTGATATAACAGTTACAAGAGCAGGACAGCAGACTACACATACTTCAAGAATATATAAAAAAGATTATGATAAAAGAAATTCTTTACTTTCATTAAGTACGGGTTCATACCTTACTATTTTTGCATTGACAATAACACTTAAAAACACGGAAATATCTATAGTTAGTGGAGATTCTATATCATTTTCTAGTAAAATAGAGGGATTTGCAAATGGAATAGAGTCAATTATAACTGATGTGATAGGATATAAGGTAACCTAAAAGACACTTAATAAAGTGTCAAGAAAAGTATATATATCTTAAGTATATATGAAAGGAAAAGTTTATGATTTTAAAATATATGATAATGATGTATTAGTTAGAGATATGATACCAGTTCTTGACAAAAATGGCGTAGCATGTATGTATGACAAAGTAAATAAAAAGTTTTACTACAACAAGCGGAACAGGAGATTTCTTATACGGAGAAAAGGAGAGTTAATATGTTAGTAAAATATATAAATGAATACAATGTAAAATATGTAAATTACAAAAAGATACTAGAATATGATAATAAGCAAGTAATAAATCCACGAGAAGAAGATTTCGAAAAAGCAGGTTATAAGACTTTAGAAATAGAGGAAGAACCTGCTTTTAATATGGAAACACAGTACTTAGAACCTTACTATCAAAAACAAAAAGAAAAGATAATACAGAAGTGGAAAGTTAAAGAGATAGAGGAGGTGGGATAGTGGATAGCACAATAATAGTAGCAATAATAACAGTACTACGGAGTTATTATTAATACATTAATATCAAATCAAACTAATAAAAAAATTGAGACATTAGAAAGTATAAAGGCAGAATTTAAAAAAGAGTTAGAAGCAGTAAAAAAAGAAATGAAGGAAAATCAAAAAGAACATGACAAAACATATTTGACAGATTTTCTATCTGACATAGAAAACAAACAACCAAAGTCAGATATTCAAATTAAAAGAGCTTATGAAATATATGAAGAATATACAAACCTTAAAGGAAATTCATATGTACATAGTAAATGGGAAGAATTAGAAAAGAAAGGGGCATTGAAATGAAAAAACAGGATAGAAATATAACCATAGCAGTTATAGTGGCTATGGTTATGATATTTTTTAGTGCAATATTTTTTATAGATGATAAGGAGCTAAAAAAAGATGTAGTAGAGAAAGTTACAGACACTGTAACAGATATAGCAACAAGAGAAATGAGTAAAGAAGAAATAGAATCTTTACCATCTACAGAAATAATAGAACAAACAGAAGAACAAGAGAATGCTGTATCAAATGAGCAAGAAGGAGAAGAAACAGAAGGATTTCAACTTCAAGGAGAAATAGCTTATGAAGGAGCAAAAGCAGAAACTTGGAATGTAGAATTAGGAGACTATGTTGGATTAACATATTATTCACAATTAGATAGTAGATGGGCAAGCAAGATGTATTCTAGTGTAGGCAATCCAAACCAAACAATAGGTTCTAGTGCTTGTGGTCCTACATGTGCTTCAATGGTAGTAACAGCTACAAAAGGAGCAATAACACCTGATACTATGTGTGATTTGTTTGTACAACATGGATATAGAAGTGCAAATAATGGTACATATTTTAGTGCTTTTAGAGCTGTAGCAGACGAATTTGATATTGGATATGAAGAAACATATTATTTAGACAAAGCTGTAGAGTTATTAAGAAATAATCATTATGTAATAGTATCATGTGGAAATGGATTGTTTACAACGGGTGGACACTTTATCGTTCTAGTTGGAATAGATGGAGATACATTAAAGATATATGATCCATATTTATATAGTGGCAAATTCTCAACAAGTACAAGAAGAGGCAAAGTAACTGTAGATGGAAATACAGTATATTGTAGTATAGACAATTTTAGAAACTATGCTAATTATAGTAAATTCTTTGCATTTGCTCATGATGGAAATGTACAAGTAAACAACACACGTCCAGTTACAACACAAGCATATACTAGATATGTAAATGCTAAAATAGGATTAAATATAAGAAATAAGCCTAATGGATATATTGTAGGTGGATTATCTAATGGTACAGCAGTAACAGTATATGAAACAGATGGCAATTGGAGTAGAATAGGAATAAATAAATGGGTTTCTAGTAATTATCTAACAAGTTATATGGCTGTAGCTTCAAATCCTGTTAAAACTATTTCTGGTGTGAAATATACAACAGGAAAATACAAAGTAAATGCTAGTGTCTTAAATGTTAGAACAGGTCCTAGTACAAAGTATAAAATAAAAGGATATAAACAATTAACGTCTAATGCAAGATATCAAAATAAAAGATTAGGAAATCAATATACTAATGGATTAAAACGTGGAGTAGTAACAACAGTTACTAAAGTTCAAAATGGATTTGGATTAATTCCAAGTGGGTGGATTTCATTAAATTATTGTACTAAATTATAATATTAGAGCTAGATTAGATTAATTTCTAGTCTAGCTCTTTTTTTGTGCAAAAATGCAGTAAAATCAAGGTATATAACTTGTTGTCTTAAAAATAAAAACGGCTTAAAATCGATTGTGAAGGGTTGTTTTTTAGCTGGGTTTCAAGAAAAAAATAAAAGATAGATATGGAAAAATCTATCTTTTATTAATCTCATTTTTAAACAATAATATATTCTTTATA